GAGGAAAGACAAGGCGACTACCTTTAGCGTGTAAAAGCAAAGTTAGAGGGGGTATCTCACAATGCGAAATGAAAATAGAGGCTCAAAATGAAAAAAGCACCGAAACAAATCATCAATTTTGTGCGCGACCCTAACACTTGGGACGCAAACGCTTTTGAAACCGCCATCAGAAATGAGGTCGAAGGCTCTACCGGCGCACTCACTGCTTCTGACCAACTTTTAATTGGTTCATTGGTTATGGTCGTTGAAACGATGGTGCAAAGCCAATTGGCGCTTGGCGATAGCGGGCCAATATTTCACTACCCTGCCGGTGATGCGCCAAGCCCGCATTACAAAATCAGAAATGAATGCCTAGATAAGTCAATCAAGATACTTGCCGAACTTGCTTTGGTTGCTAGAGGTCGTCCAAAACTCAAAAGTAAGGTTAGCGAAGTAGATGAATTATTCGCTACTGCTTGAACCGGCGTTTAACTATGCCCGTGCGGTAACGCTTGGGGATATAGCCGCGTGTGAAGATGTCAAATTAGCCGCACAGCGGTTTCTAGATATGGTCGAACGCAAAGACGCGGCCTATGAGTTTGTGCCTGACCGTGCCGAACACATTTTAAAGTTTGCTAAGTTTTGCCGACACGTTAAAGGTTCTGATGCGGGCAAGCCGATACAACTACAGCCCTTTCAAGTTCTATTCCTAGCGGGCATCTACGGGTTCAGGGATAGGCGCGACAAATCTATTCGTTGGGTAACTGACGTAATACTGTTTGTGCCGCGTAAAAGCGGTAAGACAACCCTAGCGTCAATCATTGCCCTGTATGAACTACAGTTTGGGGACGCGGGCGCTGAAGTGTTTACGTTGGCGACCAACCGCGAACAGGCTTCTATTTGCTTTGATTCATCTAAGGCCATTGTTGAAAACATGGTCAATGAGTTTCAGCAGAAGTTCATTATTTACCGAAGCGAATTAAAAAAGGCGGGCGACTCAACTTCTACTTACCGCGCTTTGTCGCGTGATAATCGAAAGACCGGTGACGGTAAAAACCCATCTTGCGCGATGATTGACGAAGCCGCGCAGATTACCGACCGCGGTCAAATTGAAATCTTACATTCGGGTATGGGTGCGCGTAAAAATGGACTAAGGATGTACCTTAGCACTGCTTCACATAGCCGTGAAACCAAATTTTATGAAGACCTGACCCACTTTAAAACGGTGCTACGCGGTGCGGCAGAAGATAACAACCGTTGGTTCGGGTTGCTGTACAGCATCGATGCCGGTGATGAATGGACAAATGAAACCACATGGGCTAAAGCTAACCCTATGCTTGGCGTGTCGGTTACTACAGAACACATTAGACACATGGCGCATGAAGCGCAATCTAAGCCCGCAAGCCTGAACGAATTTCTTTGCAAACAATTAAACATCTACGTTTCATCAAACAGCGCGTGGATTGACAGACGTTATTGGGATGAATCAACTAGCGTGATGCCGGAAGAAGCGCCCGAAAGTACGTTCATAGCGTTTGACTTGGCCTATTCGCGTGACTTGAACGCGGTGTGTACCTTGCACCGGTATAGCGATGAAAAATTCTTTGCTGAATTTCAATTCTTCTTACCCGAAGATAGTTTGGACATGATTCCCAATCACTACAAATCTATTTTCTTGCAAGCCAAGGCAAGCGGCATATTGCGTTTAACGCAAGGCAACGTGACCGACCTTAACGAAGTAGAAGCGTATATCAAACAGCAGTGCATTAAACACAACGTCAAAGAAGTTGGATACGACCCCTACAACGCCGCGTCACTGGTGGCTAATCTTTATGCTGAAGGTTTACCCGTAAAGAAAGTTGGTCAGGGTATGGCGGTTTTGTCAAACCCGTCTAAGACTGCCGAACAACTAATTTTGAAAAAGGGAATTTTGCATGATGGCAATCCGTTTGTTGGTTGGCAAATCGGGAATATTTCTGCATACACGGACATAAACGGTAATGTGAAATTGCGTAAGAACGAAGCCGATGCAAGCGCAAAGGTTGACGGAATTATTGCGATGGTGATGGCTATTCATTGTCATCTAGACAATGTTTTTGTAACAGATACATTTGGATTTAGGAGTTTTGAGTTGTAAAAAAATTAAGTTATTGGGCTAAAACATGGCTATTTTTGATATTTTCAAGCGCAATAAAAATCAAAATGAATCCAATACTTTGTTTGGACAAAGCGCCCTTGGTAACAACATTGTTTATTCGGGCAACAACAAAAACCCGAATGTAAATACACAAATAACTTATGTAACAACGGGTTCGACAAACCAAGCGGGCCGCCCCGTTGACATGAGTTTACTCACGCGCAATAGCACCATCATTGCGTGCGTTGCGGCAAAGGCACGCGCCCTATCCCAATTACCGATTCGCGTAGTTTGCCAAGCCGAAGATGGCAGTTATGTTGATGCTGTCAAAAGCGATACCGTTGGCGCACGCGATAAGCAAAAAGCAAAGCAAGTTTGCAACCTTTTGGCGCAACCAAACCACTTTCAAAGCACATACGAATTTTGGTATCAATGGTTGATGTGGTACGAACTTGCCGGTGAAGCGTTTACCCTTTGGTGGCGTAAAGATCAGGGTAGTTCAACAGATACACCGCTTGAAATGTATTTGCTTGATTCAACGCTGATTGCTGTCACCATTACACCGGCCCGCTACCCTAGCTACCGCCTATCTACGCCCGCATACGGCTTTAACCGTGATGAACCGCTGAACTTTAACCAAGTGATGCACATAAAAGAAATGAACTGGCAAGGTTCTGCCGGTTTTAACAAAGGCATCTTAGCCGCGGAACTTGTGTCACTAGATCAGGACATCGACCTTTACGCTAATTACGTTATGCAGAACGGCGCTAAACCGTCAGGGATGTTTACAACCGAACAAGTAATTCCCGATGGCAAATACAAAGAAATTGCCGCCCGCCTAAAAGAAGCATGGTCGGCAATGGTAAGTAGCCGCCCAAGCGACCCATCTAAGGCCGGTCAAGGTATGTTGCTTGACCAAGGCATGCAGTACACGCCCCTTAATATGCTGACCCTGCAAGATACCGATGCGGCAAAGCTAAAAGAACAAACAATGAAACGGATATGCGGTTTGTTCGGCGTGCCGCCCGCAATGATTGGCGTTGCAGATCAGAAATACAACAACACACAAACGATGTTGGATGAATTTTATAAGTCAACGATGTACCCAACGCTGATAAACATCGAACAAAAATTAAAGCAACATTTGTTTGTTGGCTACCCCAATTTGTATATCGAGTTTGACACACGCAACTTCTTAAAGGGCGCACCACTTGACCAAATGAATTTTGCGGTCGCCGGTGTAGGCGCGGGCATTATGACCCCTAACGAAGCGCGGCAATACATGGGTATGCCTAACATCGATGGCGCTGACGAACTAACCGGTAAAACAACTTCTGCTTCATCACCGCAAGGTATATCGGGTACGTCACCACAGGACACCGGCGGCGGTGGTGGTTCGCAAACTCGCAAGATGAACATAGGTAAATAGTTAAGAAATAAAGTGTCTTATATTTTTAAGGTTGTGATAGCATCTTTGGCAACATATAAGCCAAGTCAAGATGCGCCCCCGCGAAGGGGTCGGCCTCCAAAAATAGTACAAGACATTGATAGATCAAAAATCAATGGGGTACTCTATGACTGTAAAAAACCTGACGATGATTTGCGAAGCCAAACTGATTTTGGAAAAGCAAGGCACAAGCACAGGAAGTATTGAAGCAATCGCAACGACATTTGGCCCAAGGGTCGGCGCAGATGGTCGCCGGTTTAATTACACCCCTGAAGGTTTCCAAATGTGGGTAAGTGATTTTGTAAAACAGAATCGCCCACTGCCAATGTTTGTTAACCACGCCGCGGACGAAATCCCTGTTGGCGAATGGCATAAATTTGAAATGGACGATACAGGCATGAAAGCCTATGGTCGCCTTTTCTTAAATACTACATCAGGCAACGACTTATACAAAGTTATGCAAGAAAGCCCCGCCATGTTTGGCGGTGTATCTGTTGGCGCATACGCTGACGAATACGCAATGGTTGATGCTGAAGGCAACCCTTGCGAAAATTACGATGACGAAGAAGCATATTTCCAAATCACAAAAGGCGGCTTGCGCGAAGTAAGCGTTGTGATGTACCCCAATAATTTACAAGCGGAAGTTAGCAAGTTGGAATATTTCCGACTTGATGGTTCTGCTGATTTAAAAGTTTTGGAATTAGCCCTGCGGGATGCCGGACTAATCCGAAAAGATGCGGTGGTTGCCGCGTCTGTCTTCAAGCAAGTTTTTGAACAGCGGGATGCTGTGAAAGAAATAACGCTTGAAACGCAAACGCAACAGCGGGATGCTGAAACGGTAGCGGCAACAACAGAATCAGAAATATTAGCGGCACTCGAAAGCCGTGAACTTCTGAAATTTCTAAACACCAAACTTAAAGGTTAATCATGTCACAAGTCATTATTGAAAAATTGGATGCTATCGAAGCCAAGCAAAGCGAAAGCATTGCCGCCGTTGAAGCAAAAATCCCCGCCGCAATTGAAGCGGCAAAAATTGAAATGCAAGAATTTATTTCTGCTTTGGAAGCCAAAGTAGCAACGATTCAAGCCCCCGCAATCATCAAGCCCGCTAAGACCGTGCGCGGTGATGTAAACCGTAGCGTGCGCGAACAACTTTCTTCTTTTTACAAAGGTAACAACCGCGTAGAAAAAGAATTGCAAATTTTTGCTGACGAATCACAAATGGACGCTTATATGCGTGAAGCCTCTGCCCTTACAGGCTCGGGTAATAACCAAGGTGGTCGTACAGGCTATGACCCTGTGTTTGCCGCATTGCGTTTGGCTAATCCCATGCGCGGTTTGTCACGCACCGTAGCTACTGATGGTTCTTCTTATCAGTTCCGCGTTAAAACCGGCAATGCGGGTGCGGCTTGGGGTTATGCGATTCAAAACAACGGCGCAGATACAACCGAGAACACTTCTATTTGGCAATTAGTTTTGCAAGACCTTAATGTACAGTTCCCAATCCGTACTGCGGCTTTGGACGACATTGATGGTTTAGAGGCCAATGTTGTTGACGACATGCTCGTAGAATTTTCACAGGCTGAAGCCCTCAGCGCAGTGCAAAATTTTGACCAAAATGCACAATCAGCGACTAACCCCTACGGTGGAACTTCAGGACTTAGAGGGCTTGACAGCTACGCCGGTTCAAACGCAACGTATGCGGGCGGCACTTGCTCAACAGCGGCATTTGGTTCAAGCGGTACGGGTTCTTCAAGCGGCTTGCACAGCTTGGCAACCTATGACCAATTAACCACTAACGCAAACACCGTTGGCCTAAACAACATCACATACACCGATGTTATTAATACGATTTACCAATTGCCACAACAGTATTGGACACCGAACACCAAGTTCATGATTAACCCAATTTTGTTAAACGCAATTCGTGCATTGAAAGATAACAACGGCGCGCCAATCTTTAACCGTAACGAAGGCTTGTCTGTTGAAGGCATCGTTGGTTCATTGTTGGGCTTTGATGTTGTTGTGAATAAGTATTGCGATACACCATCACAAACAACAGCCGGTTCTGCCGCTACAACAAGTTTGTTCCCAATGTACTTTGGTGATTTTTCTCGGGGTCATACTTACATAGATCGCTTAAACATGATCATGCGCCGCTACGACCAAACGGCCCCCGGCTTCATCACGTTTTTTGGTGAAAAGCGTTTAGCAACATCTGTGCGCGACCCATTTGCACTCATTCGCTATCGCTCTACAGCAACAGCAACATAATTTTTTGCGTTGCCATTAGCGGGGGCTAAAAACCCCCGCTTTTTTTAAACAGGAAATCAAAATGACTATCACCGAAAAAATCTTGGACGGTATTAAAAAAGCCATCACCGAAGGAGGCAATGTTGCAATCGATTTGCGCGAGGCTTCTGCGCTTACGGGTTCAGGTTCGGGCATCGGTGGTAATACAGTTTTTGACGAATCATTTGCGGCGTTTCGACAAGCAAACCCTTTGCGTCAAGGCTCACGACAAATTATTTGTAACGGTTCTGACGCGCAGTTTGTTGCTAAGACCGGTAACGCGGCTAACTCTACAAACCCTTGGGGCTACACGTTTACGCCTAACACCGGTTCACCAAATATTGACACAAGCATTTGGCAATTGCCGGTGCGTGTATTGGTTGCACAATTACCCATCAGAACGGCGGTTCTGTCTGATGTAAACGGCCTTGATGCAACCCTAGTTGAAGACCTTGCACTTGAATTTGCCCAATTAGAAGGCGCATCT